ATTAATTTAACAATTTAAAGGAACTAACATGAAAGCATTTCACGGAAAACAAGAGATAAAAGATGAATATATCAAACGCCTTCAAGATCATTACGATGCGGACGAAATAGTTAAAGGTGTTTATTGGGAAGATGGTAAAGGGTGTGCGGTTGGATGCACATTACACAGTGACGATCATAAAGCGTACGAGGTTGAGCTAGGTATACCAGAGGTGTTGGCGCGGTTGGAAGATTCTATATTTGAGGGGCTTTCACCCAAGGACGCTAAAGAGTTTCCGCTTAACTTCCTAAACGCTGTTAATGTAGGTTCTGACCTGTCCCAAGTGGGAGATAAATTTTTACACTGGTTACTAGTAGACCCTAAACATGGTGTAATAAAGTACGCTACTAACAAGAAAGTAGTGCAAGACGTGGCCGACTTATACGAACGTAAAATAAACGGTGAAACAATTAACCGTGATGTGTGGGAAGCTGCTGATGCTGCTGCTCGTGATACTGCTAATGTTGGTGATACTGCTGCTGCTGATGCTGCTGCTGCTGCTGCTGCTGCTGCTGCTGCTGCTGCTTCTGATACTGGTGCTTATGGTGCTGCTGCTGCTGCTGCTGCTGCTGCTGCTGCTGCTCGTGCTGCTACTAGGTCAACACAAGCGGAAAAGCTCATTGAACTAATTAGCTATACTATTACATAAACGCTATACTATTACATAAACAATTTAAAGGAATAAATAATGGCTAGAAAAAACGAATATACCGATACGATTGATAAGAGAGTGGGCGCGAAAGTGCATGAGCTTAGAATATGCAGAGGATTATCACGAGAACAACTGGCGACTAAAATCGACGTAACGCACCAACAAGTGCAAAAATACGAGAAGGGAATAAACAGAATTTCGGTCGGACGGATGGCGGCAATCAGTGCGGCCTTGAGCAAACCTCTGTCTTTCTTTTTTGACCAAGAAGAGGAGGCTGCACCTTTATCGCAACACCAACGCATGTGCATAGAAGTATCGCGCAACTTCTTGAAGATAAAAAACCCGTCACACCAAGCGGCTGTCAATCATTTAATTAAAACATTAAGTAAAGAGGAATAATTCCATGATCTATACCCTGTTGCTTCTAGTTATTATGACAGACCAAGGTACGAGCGTAGAAATACCACTAGGGGAATATAAAAATCTTTCGGTTTGCCTTTCTGATGGGTTGGCCGCTGTAGATGATATTACACGTGGTATACCAGAAACGGAAGACAGAAAACTGCGTGTGGAATGTGTCGCAAATTTTAAACCAAAGGATTGAACATCATGAAAACACCCGCAGTTAAGGAATTGTCCATATCAATATGCAAGGGTTGTTTTCGCCCGTATGAAAGAGTAAGGAAAACATGCCCACATTGCTACCCAAAACAACAAAATGAAAAGGTGAACTCAGTGAAAAATAGAATACAACAAATTGAAAACGATATCTTAACGCTTGAGAATGGTGATGAAAGGTTGTTTACCAACGGCAACGGCAATTTACCACGCTACAGGGCTTTACAAGCTGAATTAGCTGTACTATCAGGTAAATATAAACGTGTAAAAATTAAATGTGTCGAAACAGGTGATATATACGATTCTTCTGTTGCTGCCGCACGTGCTGTGGGTTGCAGTAAATCTGCAATGGCCAACCACCTTATGGGCCGTTTTCCTCATGTTCGAGGGCTTCATTTTGAGCGTACCGCTGTACTATCACCTAAGGTAGGGGATAAGCGATGATGTGGGATGTTACAGCATTGAAAGCGATAATGTTGTTTATTTACGGCTCTACCGCATGGGTTGTTTATCAGGCAATCACAACATTAATTTAACAATTTAAAGGAACTAACATGAAAGCATTTCACGGAAAACAAGAGATAAAAGATGAATATATCAAACGCCTTCAAGATCATTACGATGCGGACGAAATAGTTAAAGGTGTTTATTGGGAAGATGGTAAAGGGTGTGCGGTTGGATGCACATTACACAGTGACGATCATAAAGCGTACGAGGTTGAGCTAGGTATACCAGAGGTGTTGGCGCGGTTGGAAGATTCTATATTTGAGGGGCTTTCACCCAAGGACGCTAAAGAGTTTCCGCTTAACTTCCTAAACGCTGTTAATGTAGGTTCTGACCTGTCCCAAGTGGGAGATAAATTTTTACACTGGTTACTAGTAGACCCTAAACATGGTGTAATAAAGTACGCTACTAACAAGAAAGTAGTGCAAGACGTGGCCGACTTATACGAACGTAAAATAAACGGTGAAACAATTAACCGTGATGTGTGGGAAGCTGCTGATGCTGCTGCTCGTGATACTGCTGCTGCTGATGCTGCTGCTGCTGCTGCTGCTGCTTCTGATACTGGTGCTGCTGCTGATGCTGCTGCTTATGGTGCTGCTTATGCTGCTGCTGATGCTCGTGCTGCTACTAGGTCAACACAAGCGGAAAAGCTCATTGAACTAATTAGCTATACTATTACATAAACAATTTAAAGGACTGAATAATGGCCGACAATGTTGACCAAGCTAATGAAAAAACACAAGCATTAACTGAAGGTTTATTAGCGTTAATTAAAGAAAATGCTGCAATCCCGAAAGGTGTCGCAGGTATTTGCGATGAATGTGAGGAGGAAAAAACACGCCTTGTGGGAGGTCTTTGTGCGCTTTGTAGGGATGGACAATGAATGATTTTTCACAAGGTTACACGGAGGGTATTTTGGACGGTGATTCGCCTGATTCACTTCGTCCAGAAGCACAAGAGTCTATCTATGAAGATTGTTTACGTTTCAGCACTGAAAACAAACATTTCCTTTTAGATAATTATCTTTGTAAATTCCATCAAGCCGGTAGGGATTTCTGGTTTGCACGAAACAAGATTGAACATAATTTATTAACACAGTTTTGCAATGATTATCCACCAGTGCAGGTGTTTAAACGAAACGGGATTATTTATCTGTGAGAAACTATTTGACAATTATGATAAAAACCATTATTCATGAGAAAAGGAATTGAGGATATGAAACAAATACGAGCTGTTATTGCTGAACATTACGGTTTAACAGTTGAAGAAATTTGCGCAGCGAGTCGAGAACGAAAAATAGTTCAGCCTCGTCAGGTGTCAATGCATTTTTGCCGTCTATTAACCAATGCTTCAATGCTTGAAATAGCACGTTTTCACAACCTTAAAAACAGTACCACCGCACACTATGCGACCAAGGTGGTAACTGAACGTTTGAGTCAGGAAGAGTATGAGGAAATATTACAAAACATACGTGAGACAAGAAGGGTTTTTATTCAACAAGAATTAGGTTTTTAACATGAGTTTAATGTTGTCAAGAAAGAAAGGTGAAAGAATCATCATCAATGGAAACATTGTTTTAGAAGTTGAGGAAATTAAAGGCAACACGGTTGTATTTCGTTTCGACTCACCTAAAACAACATCTATTCTGCGAGAAGAAATTATAACAAAAGCGGGATTAGAAAATGGCTGAATGGGAAAAATGTGTAGATCACACTGTTGATAAAACATGGTGTGGTAAACCTAAAACAGGTTTCACTTTTGTAGATGTTGACCATGCTGTATTGGTTCGACAACAAGAGGGTTATTTGACTGTCTGTGAAGACTGTGTTGAAAAAATAGAAGCTTTGTTGATAAGTAAATAATTAATTTAAAGGATAATACAATGACCGCCAAGAAAAGATTAAACAAGTACAATCGTTCTATAATATTGCGTTGGATGTCGCGTGATAAACCGGCTGACGAATTACATGATGTTTCTATATGTAAAAAAATTACAACATTGATTAATCTTATCAACCCAATAGTTGATAAAAAGTACCCAACAGCACACATGAAAATACTCGAAAAATACGGTGCTGCTCGCAAAGACCTTTGTTTAAAATTTCAGATTCTTGACACAGGGCGTGTTTTTGGGGTGGAGTTCGACACTTGGGGGAACTCTCTTACTTCAACTCAGGTTAAGCATTCTAAGAAGCTATTGTCCTTAGTTCCCAGAACCGGTGGATGTAGCGCAAATGTTATTTATGAAGGGACAGAAGAGATTGATGAAATGTTCCAGGAAATATTGAAAGAAGCTGATAAATTTAAAGAAGATAAAGATGTTCAATATCGTAAATACCATACTTTTGTCAATCAATGTAGAACATTGGAAGAACTAACCTCTGTTATTAAACTCCCTGATGAAATCATGGAAAAAATAAGCCATGGTTCTACATCTCTAGTAGTCATGAATCCTGAACTTGTTTCAGAACTCAAGAAGGAGTTTGCTTAATGGTATGTGGGTTTGAGTGCCAAATTATAGAATCAAAATACTCAAAGAACAAGTAAATTACCCCAACCAACACAAACATAGAGAGTAAGATATGACTGATGAGATTAGAGAGAAGGCACAGGAGTTGAATACAGTAGAGAGAGCAAAGAAACTAGAGAGCATAAAAGCGGCTTTGGAGTTTTACGGAAACTTCCCTTATAAACAGGGATTAGTGCATGTAAAAAAGAGGATGTTTTGCCGCCAGTGGATTGGGCGAATATAAAACCTGATGATGTTATACCTGTTCAACCATACTCATACGAAAAAGGCGAGATGGCGAAAAAAGCCCTAACCACACTATCTGAACTACTAGCACTAGTACCAGAAGACAAAGAGGAGTGGCAGGATATTTCTACAGCTCCGAAAGACGGTACGATGATTCTTGTGTGCCTACCTAGAATGATGAATTTAATTGTTCGCTCCCGATTTAATACAATTCATAAATATTGGGTGAATGATTACGAAGGGGAAGGGGGTTTAACGCAGGTATCATTTTATCACGAAGGCGATTTGTGGCAACCCCTTCCTACTCTACCCAAGCAAGAACAATCATAAAGTAAAAGGAATTAAGAAGATGAAGGAAGTGTTATCGCTAGCAATGGAGAAAGATTTACACGTTCATGCTATAGTTATGGATTGTGAGGCGTATGATGCCCGCGATAGCTATAGAAAGTATAAACAAAGCCCCGAATGGCAGCCGCTAGGTTGTACGGTGAACCGCAACACACACTATTTAATGTATAACGCGGTTGTGGTGTGTATGGGCGGTGTGGATACTATGGTGCAAGCTATACATAGATTTAAACCTACTCTACCCAAGCAAGAACAATCATAAAGGGTTAACTCATGAAACAACCAACACAAAGATATGACTGATGAGATTAGAGAGAAGGCACAGGAGTTGACAGTACTGTCAATTTAATATATAATGTCACATCAATTATGGAGTACGAACTATGAGCAGAAATCTTAAACAAGATACGATACGTGAAGTAAAAGTTCTAAATGAAAAGATTCACCATCAACCTTATTTAAAATACACAATCAACCTTATAAAAGATATGAACGCAGAAATAGCTGACCTAGAATACAGGCTGTCCTGTTCAAATGCTGAAAGGCAGTCCTGCAGATTGCAACTGCTTAGTCGTTGGGAAAAATTACCATTTTGGAAACGCATGTTCACGAAGGTAACGCGATGAAAATGGGTCACATACGCGAAGTAGTAGCTGCACATTATGGTTTGACTGTCAAGCAAATTTGCAGAAAACATGCATCGCCAAAATTTTCACATCCTCGTCAAATTGCTATGTATTTTTGCCGTAAATTAACAACGGCATCTTCGTCGCAGATTGTCAGGTTTTTTGGTCGGGAAGATCCTACCACGGTTGTCTACGCGGTTGGAGCAGTTAAAAAACGTTATAGTGAGGACGCATTAATACAACTTGAATGTAAAATAACAGGTAACTTTCCAACATTTAAGGAAATTCAAGATCGTTATAAAGAAGAAATCAAAAAAGAAGGATTATAGATTATGGGTTTAATTTTAGCTAGAAAAAAGGCTGAATTATACCAAAAATTATTGAGCATGAAAGATGAAACAAACAACTAAAGAATGCAAGTGCGGTAACACCAAGCTAGCCTTGTTGCGAACGTTGAGATATAAGATATGCCCTGATTGTGGTTGTGTTATTATATGGGAGCTAGACGTGGGGCAGCCGGGATTATTACATAATGATAAAACGACTATTTAATTTGCACACGTTCTTTAAAGCAATCGTAAGCAATCACATCTGCTGGTGTTTGCTCTGAAGGATTGATTGCAGAGGGTAAGAAATCACCCAACTGTAGAACTTTGGTAACCATTTCAGAACAGAACAAACTGGAAAAGTCAGGTTTGTTCTCAAAACCCATGTTGTCCAATAGATCAATAGCTGAACCCAACGCTTGAACAGAGTCATAAGGTGTACGACTTGCGTGTTTGGACATAAGCCAGTTATACATGGTGTTTTTTCTGAAATCGTCTACCACAGTTTTCAGTTCGTAATAGTAAGCCTGACCTTCATAACTGTCTAACCTTTGGGAAAGATGCTGTTGTTGAACACCCTTTATAAGCTCTCTGGTGCGTAAATCAGGTATGTTGACTAGCGATGTACTCTCTATCAATACAATACGCTTCTCACCGACTATAAACTCACTTTCAAGCACCATTCCAACATGAGAAATATCACTTCCTGTTTTCCATTTGATAATATTGGATACAGCACCTTTGCCGGAAAAGGCTACCACATCACCAAACTTCATTTTATGTCGTATATTATTATACATTTTTCTCTCAGGTTATTATTGTTAGCTCCAGATTTTAAGCTCGAAAGGTTCAGGGTATGTGGTTGCTTTTTTGATTTCACGCATCGCCAATGTGCTGTTTGTCACAGCTTTTACATTTACTCCGTTGTCCAACATATAACCTGATGCAAGACCTGGTGCGATACAACCTTTGAGTTCTGATGTTAAATTAGCGACATGTATTAGTATTTGCTCACGGTTTAAAACGCCTTCGACCAACCACACATTAGGATACTTTTTGAACTTTTCACTTTCCCAAGGTTTTACAACATAAGTTCCTTCAGGGATACAACTGACATTGGTTTCGTTATCTAACCAAGGTAGTTCAATTGTGGGCCACACAGCCTTCTCGTCGTCTTCTTCCCATAGATGACCTAGTGTTGCGTCTTTGAAATAAGTTCGTTTTAGATTGAATTGTTTCATTTTGCATTTTCCTTGGTTTTTTGTAGAAGTTTGATTTCTTCAACGTTGTCTTTAATCTTAGACTTTAAATGCTCTACTTCTTTTTTAAGGATGTTGACCTCGGAAAACCAAGCGGAAAGTTCTGTTTTGATTTCAGCGGTTATCGTTGCTGAAAGACTTCTTGCGTCTCTATCGCTGAAACGACTGGTTTCAATGTCCCGTATGGATGTGGTGTTACCTGAAACAACCGCGACCATTTCTGTGATTTTTCTTGTTGTGTTTTGTTGGGAGGCTTCTATCGAAATTAAATTTTCGTTTATGGAAGTAATGCTTTGTGGAAGTGTTATAACAAAATAAGATATGATCGCGACCACAAAGGTCGCAGCCAAAGTTGTAAACAACACAGGTGGGTTTATAGGTATGACAACCTGACTTTTCTTCTCACTCACAACAATTACTCATTCAGATATCTATCAAGGAAAATGGTTTTTAATGTTTCAGGTAACGTAGCTGAACTAATATTAGATTCTTTATTTGTGGTGTCTGAACAACTCATGACGCGACCATCCCTGTCCCATGTAAGAATAGCGTAGCCCGAAACATTCTGTTGATTTATACAATCTTTAAACATTCGTATCGCTTTAGTGCGGAGTTGTTTTGACTCACGCTGCTGCTTGTTGTTCTTATGGACAGACAATTTAACTATTTTCATAAAGAAGCTCTTTTAAGTTCTTCTATATTACGAGTTTCAACGCTTCTTGTAAATACCAATCATAATTTACATTATCAAAATCGAAATCTTCTATGTTATTACAGACAGTTACATTGTGACCAGCCGCTATAGAGTTCTCCCTGATGTCGTATTTACTTCTGTTTTTGGTACAAACTGTTTCATCCCAGACACCACCGTTAGCTTCCATAACAGCAAGATGTTGTGCTTCATTAACACCTTTTCCTCGTTTAAACATCCCTAAAGGGCCTTGAGGAGGCATTTTTTTAATAAGAGTACCACCTTGTTTACTAACATAATATCTTGTGTTGCGTTGTTGCTCTAAACCACCCCAGAGCAGTTTGTCTTGACCTTTGATCTTTGTTACGCATAGAAAATCGTATGGGTTCAAAGAGGTTTTTAAGAACAACATTAAATCCACCCCATGAAGCATGTGCGCCACGGCTGCACGTATACTCACAGGATTGGACAGATTTTTGTGCCACGCAGGTGGTTGCGCGTTCGCAATCGAAGAGTGGTAGTTCACAGGGTCTGGAGTCCAATAAGCACCTTTCAATTTTATCTCACCGTCTGTTCCTACAGCTATGTAATTGTTAACATCCCGTATAAACATAGCGGAATAATCCACGTCTTCCAATACCAGCAGAGTTGCGTTTTCCCACTCTCTACAAACCTTTTCGGCCTCGTTTTTATAATCGCGGTGGATATAGTAAGTAATACCATCTGTGTTGGCTTGAATCAGTTGAATGGTTGGCACTTTCACCAGTTTTTCAGCCAACATGCATAAAAGTAATTGACCATTGAGAGTAATTGTCATTGTAAATTTAGGGTCGTACAACGGGCTGTAAACACTGTTGGATTTACCATACGCACCGTTGCTGGCAAGTTTGAAAGAGTTAGCTTCAGCGCACTTCTTACCTTTCTTTTCCTGCCATTCAGCACGTTTCACAGGCAGTGTTGCGTAAGCTTGAACAAACGGTGCTCCCAGGTGTTCAGGTGCTAATTTATTCACAATGGCAATGCTTGGGTAAAGAGATTTTACATCAATATCAACGATTAACCATTCTTCTGTGGTAAGAACACGTTTACCATCCATACTGGCATGAATCCCACCAACACCGAAGTGAAAATCAAGACCACCGACGCTAGCTGTCAAACCTTTAAAGACACCTTTGGTTACTATTTTTCCAACCTCCTCTTCTTTAAAGTCTTCGGTTTTCAACACTTGATTTTTCAAATAATGAAGCACTCTGTTGAACTCTCCATTCTCAAACTGCACGTAAGGAAATATTACATCTTTGATAGGTATTTTATACCTTGGTGTTTGCCGTTTAACTTTCCTGCCTGATGTCCGATCGAAACAAAGCTCGTCACCAAGCTCTTTTATCAACATGTTTTCACCAATTTTAGTGTCGTTCCAGTTCAGTACGTCAACGCCGAACTGGTCGATAAGACCATTCCTGAACTCAACAGTGCCGATCGTGTGAAGAGCGAACTTCTTGGTTTCTGAAACATCGTTGAAGTTGTAAGGTATTAAATATTTGTCAATATTTTCAGGACTTATTGGTTGGCACACAGGGACAGGCATTTCAACCACATTAGGGCTACGCATGTTTATTTCCAACGCTTTAAGACCTGTCATTTTCGCAACGTTATCAAAATGATTGATCGTCATCAGGTCTATTTGCGGAGTAAATCTGCTATCAGCCCAGATCGTGTTACTGTGTCTTTGACTCCAAGGTGTGTCAATAATCTGTTGTGACTTAGCGTACAACTGTTGGTAAGTGATGTTAGGATTTTTCCAAAACTCATGTATAACAGGGTAGTCAAACCCGTTGTTATTGAACCCTAACATAGGTATTTGCATTTGTGCCAGATACTGAAAGAACTGTAAAAGTGATGCACGATCGTCACGAAACTGTGAAATCTCCCAAACTGCTTTGGTGTCAGAATACAGGTCTTCCATAGCTAAGGTTATGCAGTTTGGGAGAGTTTCAATATCATAGACTTTAGTTTCGGACAGGTTAATCATTGCTTTTCCTCAATTGTGCAATTATCTTCCCACCACCTGTTACAAAAAGCTACGGCTACAGGGCTTGGGTCACCCTTTTCATCAGTGCAATTACTGTCTGCAGACTTTCTTACTTCATAAGCTAAACACGGGCTGGTTGTAACGAACCCCTCTGTTTTTCCTTCGTTCCAGACTATATAATGTTTCATTTGGTTAAACCTTTCTTAAACGCTCCCATAGCAACAGGGGCTATAGGTTCAAGCAACTGAAGCATCGCTTCTGCATAAACTCTGATTTCATATTGAGCATGTGGATGTAAACGTTCTACCATAAAACGCATTGCGTTATGCAAATTCATTGTGGCGAACATGTGTGAATACGTGCTCACAGGCAATACTGTCCGGGCTAATTCACGAGGGCAACCTTTGTCAATCAGTTTTTTGTAGACGTAAAAACAATTTTCATCCGACTCAATCATCATACGTTGCATTAAATCAGCTTCCGGGTGCTGCTCTGCTGTACGCATTTGCTTGTTATCAGTGTTTTGCATAGTTATCTGTTCGTGGTCAGGGATATAAAACTCTTCTGGTAATTCACGATAGCGTGCTGACAACTCATTGTAGGAGTTGTGTGTGCAAAAATCTTCGGCAATGAAATTGTGATCTTTGTGTGAAACTTCAATATCGTAAGTCATTTCAATGTTTACAAATTTTATATGCTTTATTTTAATAGGCGAAACAACGTTAATTTTCCTTCTTCCGTTTTTATTCATGTCTTGGTGGTTATCGAAATCCGTACCATACCTTAAATTTTCCACCCTGTTATTACGATTGCAATCATCTTCATGCAGGACGTGTCCCACACCTTCTAAGAAAGCAGTTGCAACCAGTTTTGAAACATGAACTGTTTTCCATTTTCCGTCTTTTTGTTTTACTGAAACAACAAATCTTCCTGAAGAATTTAATGTAGGTTCAACAATCTTTCCTCTTCTCTTGACACGACCTAAGTTGGAAACGGTAACAAACAGATACTCAGTGATTTTCCATTCTTCGTTAGACAACTCTGTGTTGGAGTAACTAATAAACGGTTTGTTAGCAGTTACTGCTTTTTGTAAAACTGATAAAATTTCTCCATCTGTTTTCAAATCAGAGAGAATCTTCCACCCTTCAGGTGTTAAGAACCGATGGTCAGCACTAGCTTTAATTCTTTTACCACAGTAAGTTTCTATTTCATAAACCTCTTTTTCACCAGATTGCCAACAATCAACAATACCGGTTGTGGCAATTTTTTCACCATCTTCAACACAGTAAAGTTTCATTTTTTTGATTGTGTCACGTTTGAACTCTCTAACAGATCTTTTCTGTCTGTCAGGTCTTTTAACTTTAATTTCTTCTGTGTTCCATTGGTTGTAAATTTCTTTTATTGTTTTCCAATAAGGTTTTCCGTCACAAGGTCTTGCAAATTTCAATCGGCTGGAGCCCGAAAGACATTGCGTCCTGTGTCTGTGCCACTGTCTAATAACAAAGATAGGTGCTTTGATATCGAAAGTAACTGTCACAGCTTCAAAAGGTGTATTGTGGTGATTTTTGTAGAGATAGTTAATCAATTTTGCGTCAGAACCCTCGTCTTTTCCAGCTCTCCATTCTGCGTCGTAAGAAACCCTAGCATTTCTCGATATGGACAGGTCGCCTCCCATGTGATCTACAAGTCTTATAAATCCTTTATCTAAAACATCTATTTTTCTATTTGTCATTTTCTAACCTTTTAATTTCATCATTTAAATACCAAGCAGCTTTTTTCAGCTCTTGAATCGACGGGTTTCCATCTTTCAACCCGTTGCGCCAAATATACTTTACAGCATTGCCGCAGTTAAAATTCATGTGTCTGATGACTTGTATACACTCAACACCGGACGGATGTGATTTGTAATGGTCTGGGTTTATTTGGTCTTTTGTTTTCTCTTCAAGTGTTGGTGCCAACCCGCAATATTTATTGTATATTTTTGTCAGCGTCGTTTCTGATATACTAGAAATATCATGTTCATTACGGAGCAACGAAGACCAGAACCGGTATGTCCAATTCGAGGGAAACGATCTTGATATTTTTTCAATAACATGATTCATTTCTTCTATATCTGACATTATTTTCTCCTAAAGTTTGGTGGGTGGTAACAGACTGCAATAGCTACTTACGAAGGATTTAAACACCCTTTGCTGTTAATTCACAACACAGATTTCTCTTTTCGCATTTGGAATCAAACCCGTTTACTGGTCTGCACCACCCATAAAATCAGCAGACTTTAAGCGGTCTGCCAGCGCCTGAGACGATTACCTAGCTGGTGGTAAAGTCGGCATACCTGCAGCAGCCAGAGGTGCAGCAGCCAGAGGTGCAGCAGCCAGAGGTGCAGCAGCCAGAGGTGCAGCAGCCAGAGGTGCAGCAGCAGCCACGTTTTGCACAAAATCATGTGCAGGTGGAGCATACCCTTGAGGTGCAGCAGCCAGAGGTGCAGCAGCCAGAGGTGCAGCAGCC